CTATTTACGAAGATGCCAGTCGATATGATTATCAAGTTTTTCATCAACTTTTTCAATATCTTGATGCAAATCTTGTAATACAAGCATAACAGCATTATGATCTTCTTTATTTTCTTGTTTAAATTTTTGTATTATTGCTACAATAACTCCACCAATTGTTCCAATGCATGCAACAATTATGGAAGCAATCGCAGCATCCATCACTGACCAAAGATTTTATCAACGATTTCTTGAGGCGACATCCCTAAGTCGCCATATTCGTCAATATGATCAGTCAGTATTTGAACCAAGTCAGCCTTTTTTACAGGATCCATGGGGATTTTAGTTGGCGCAGGCGCTGCTTTGTCGGGCTGATCGGTGGAAGAGCCGCGAGTTCCATAAACTTGACCAGAGCGCTCTTCTGGGTCCAGCGGGACTTCTTTCATTGCCTTTCCAAGCTCCTCCGACTGCTCTGCATGCCACTCTGCTGCAAGTTGATGCGACTTGGCCATATCCTCATGCCACGCTTTCATAGCATCATGCTTTCTTTTAACAATTTGAACATTGTCGTATGGTAATTGAATAATCATTTTATCTCCTTATTTACTACTTTTAGGATGACCTTTTGGTAAAAGGTCATTATCGGTTGTATAATTTGGATTTGAAGGTCTTCCATTTCTCAAAAGATACAAATACGCATTAACTCTAGCCATGGCCCACTGTCCACGGGTCATTCCTGGACGGTGAGAGGTGGAAAAAGCGCCAGCACCACGGCGATAGACCGCTTTTAAAGCCGACATAGTTGCTTTTTTAGAGGCTGAATCTACTTTTTTATTATGAGTTTCCATTTTTGCCTTTAAAGAAGAAGTAACTGCTTCACCAAATGCAACAGAAGCACCCGACTGTGCAGATCCTTTTGGATTTTTTCTTGACCCTCTGCGCCTCTCAGAGGGCTTTGCGGGCGTTTTTCTTGGATCATTGGGTCCAGGACGACCATATTTAACCTTTTCAATATCGGATTCTCCGCCAGACAGCAAATGTTCAGGAATAATCCACATTTTACAGATTTCATTTGGATCAATTTGACCAGAAACTATCTCACAACCTTGACCACCCTCATAAAAAACACAATTTGAACAAACTAATCCTTCATCTTTGAATGGATTTTTATCTGCTGGGGCGTAGTGAGCACCATTTCGACCAGTTGTTTGATCAAACTTACCAAATTTTTCGACTATTGATTCATATCCTTCGTACTGAGCGATCTGCATAGGTGAGAGTTCGGGGTGTTCGGACATTTCTTCCTCTTTTTCGCCATCTTCCTCATCATCTTCTTCCTCGTCTTCCATTTGGTCATGATCAGGCTCTCTTTCAGAATCAATTAACGAGATAAGAATTAAATCTGCTAGATCAAACTTGTCTAAAAATTCACTATAAGCATCTAGTTCTTCTGCCATCAGCAAGTCATTTAAAAAATCATAAGATATTTCTTCTTCATAACCCATACTACTGGTCTCCTCATTATCAATTGAAACTACACCATCAGGTATAACAGCAAATCGGCATTTACCTTCTGGATCAACTGAAGCCTCTATTATTTTACAGACCGAACCACCAGCATAAAGAACACAATTTGAACATTTTACACCGATTTCTTTCTCATCATTTTCTTCAGGTGTCTCATAGCCAGCCCATATACCAGTACCATCTTCATTAAACTTACCATATTTTTCTGCTATTGCTATTAAAGCCATAGCTAGCATGGCTTCATCCTGGGTTAGATCTTCTGCTGCCTTTTTAAGTGGATTTTTCCTTTTTTTAGGATAACCCTGCTGTGGATTTTTAATCCCTGTGCCCATAGAGGTTGTTGTTACTTCATTTGCTCTTTCAATATTAATATCACCTATTGCTATTCCTTGAGCAATAGCCCTCCTTCTTGCAGAGGTTTTTGATGCTTTATCGCTAGGGTCATATATATAGCATTTACCAGCATCTCCCCACTTATATCCAGGCTTACCGCCATCTGAACAAGAATTTATAGGCATAAAGACAATTATACTACAGATTATCTGTAATAGCTATAAAGATCTTTCTGATTCCATCTTTGAACAGGGATATAAACATTTTCAAATGAAACATATGCTTCATTTGAAGAGTAGTACACTCTAGCGTATGCACATCTGGCGTTTTCATCATAGATTGGGCATTCTGGATTTGGATCTAAGTATAATGCTTTAAAGTGGTAGGGATCCTCTTCCCAGTGTATTGCATTTACAATTGTCAATTTATTACTGCAGTATGGGCAAATTTTTTCTGGGTACGGGAAATCTTTTATGAGCCGACCTATCAACGAGGCGTTTTCTAAATTTATCTTACTTAAAAAAAACCCATCATTCATTATTATCATCATCTTCATTTAGAAATGGATCAATATCCATTTGTTTAATTTTAAATTTTAATAAATAATCAATAAGGCCATCTATTTCATTTTTTGCTATCTCTATTCCATCCATAAGTGCATTTAATTCATCAATACAAATTGTGTAATCCTCAGAAGGCGTAACAATGATAAATGAAGGAACATAACTATTTTCAAATGGTACAGACTTTATATTAATCAATAAAGTATTTATATCTTCAATATTCTCATCAAGATCTGTATATGGAACTATTCTCATCTATATCAACTCCGTCCTCTGATAGGGCTATTAATTCTTGATCGTTAATTAATATTAGTCTAGCAATTGTTAATAACTTATTTTTATCTTGATTATATTTTTTACCAAAAAATAAAACAAATATTGCAACATCTAAATAATTATCAATATCTTTAGATGATACAAATTTTATATTTTTTATATTAAAAGATTTTAATAAAATTTTTGTATATCTTGCATATTTTACTGGATCAGTAAGTAGATATATTTTACTATTCTTTAAGTACGGTATAAATTGTTTTATATAAGGATATGGAATAAAGTCATCTGATGCAATAATTACTATCTTATTTGATAGATCTATATCAATCTTTTTTTGAGTTTCCATTCATTGCTGCCATCATATTTATGAAAAGTACTGACATGAAGCTCCCCCAGAAGCCTGGATCATGATCGAAGGCTAGTCTAATTGAATACATGAATATTAAAGTGCAAAGTAGTATCCAAGTTGTAACATTTATAATTTTATTTAAAGCGCTCATATTTGCTCTCTTCCGTTTGAAATAAATGACTGATAGGTTAGTGGTAAATATTTTACTAATACTTGTTCTTCAATAATTTTAGCATATTCTCTAATTTCATATTGCGCATGTTCACTGTTTCTTAAGTTTAAGAAGTTAAGTAAGCTTCTAGCATTAACGGTCCAAATGAACTCAGTGTATTGACCGACTGGAAGCACGGCTCTGGCTATTTCCTTAGCTACGCCATCTGCAATCAACGCTCTGTATGCGCTATCTGCCATTTCATAAACAGACATCATTAAGTTTTTAGTATTATTAATAACTCTATCATCAGCAATTTGCTGGAACTGGTAAGATCCTGGTTTGCCAATCTGTTGGCGTATGCAGTGCTCGTCTGGTATATAAAATTCAATATTTTTTGGAATATGATATCTCATACTCATTTCATTAAATGATGACCAACGATGACGAAACCACTCTCTGGCCACAAAAATGGGACACTTAATTCTAAATTTAAACATAACATGTTCAAATGGAGTCGCATGTTTATTTTTTAATAAATAATTAAGGAGTCCGATGCTAGATTGATCCATCTCAGTTGCTGATGAGAGAAAAGAAACTTTAGCGGCATTAACTATTTCTAAATCACTCCCCATCACTGATAGTAACTCAATCCTACCTGAATCTAAAACTTTAAAATTCTCTAATGATTCGTTCATGCCGGCATGGTATCACGATTTTTTTCAGAAGGGTTTGAAAATCCGCACATTTTCCAAGATCTGGTGTATACTGCATGCTTAAGCATGCTTAAGCATAGTATGCTTAGTAAGCATCTACGCATTATTGTTTAATAAGGTTTAATGGTATAATATGATTATGAAGATTGTGGCAATTGTTGAATCTGACGACACTGGACCAGTTGCCATTCTAGATCCAGATCAAATTAGTATATTTTCTATGAAAGATTTTTATTTAGCAGCGACTAGAGACCCATACACAGAACGGCCAATAACATGTGAAATTTCTGCTGAGGATGCACAAATATTCATTAGCCGTGGAGTAAAATGTCTGTCGATTGATTAATTTCTATGAAAAAAATTAGCTGGTTTACACCTTCAACTTATGACTCCTCTGGAGAGATCTGGAACAGCCTTGGTTTTAACAATGCTGCTCTATCAACTATTAAAGCATTAAATGAAAAAGATTGCGCAGTGTTCTATAATAGAACATCAATACCGTTCCATGTGAACTTCTGTCAGCCCCATTATTATCAATTTAATAATGACTATACAGTTGGATACACTCCATGGGAAAGCACATCAATTCCATCTAGTTGGTTCTATAATATGTCATTATGTGATGAAATTTGGGCTACATCTGAATTTGTAAAAGATATATTTATTAAAAATAACTGTCATCATAATATTCATGTTATACCGCATGGTATCGATGAATCTTGGAAAATATTTGATAGAGAAGTATTAGATACATTCTATTTTCTTCATGTTGGGGGCGACTCTAAAAGAAAGAACCCTCAACTCGTCGTTGATGCTTTCCTAGAGCTATTTGATGGGTCAGAAGACCATAAACTTATACTTAAATATAATAACTATGTTCATGCAGAGGTATTTATCAATAATGGATTTGTTCATCCATCAAATCATCCTCAGATAATATGCATACCTGAACAATTTACACAAGAACAGATGTTGAAGTTATATCAAAAAGCAAATTGTATGGTTTATCCAACAAGTGGAGAAGGTTTTGGTATGATACCATTTGAAGCAATTTGTACTGGAATGCCAACAATCGTGACTAATCTAACTGGTACAGCAGACTTTGCAAAGTATTCAATACCATTAGAAGCAAACTGGGGATCAGCAGACTGGAATAGTCATATGTATTCTTGTGATACAGGTATGTGGGCAATACCAGATTTTGATCAATTATGTGATTTGATGTCTCATGTTGTTAATGAATATGATGAGTTTAAAAAATATACCATTCAATCTGCAAAAATCCTTCACGAGGAGCGCTCTTGGGAGAAGACTGCTGATAAGATCCTAGATAGACTGTCGGCGTATGAAAAATTTTAATACACCTTAGTATTAAGTCTTTAAATTAAACATCTAAAATGTTAGCATTATTATTTACCCAGGAGGAAGCGTGACAGATAGTAATATTCTTACAAGTGAGTTTATTAACTCTTATCAAAATAAAATTGCACCTTGGGGCTTTAATGGCCTAGGTGAAATTGTATATAAAAGAACATACTCACGAGATATTGAAGAACTTGGAAGAAAAGAACTTTGGCATGAGACCATTGGAAGATGCATCAATGGCGCTCAAGACATTGGTGCAGGCTATACAAAAGATGAAGCTGAGAGATTATTTGATTATATTTTTAATCTCAAGGGTATTTTTGCTGGAAGATGTTTATGGCAATTAGGAACACCGCTTGTTGAAAAGATGAGTGGTGTATCTCTTGTGAACTGTTGGATGACCACCATTTCATCTGTTGAAGACTTCCAATTTCTTATGGACCACTTAATGGTCGGTGGAGGTGTTGGTTTTTCCGTTGAAAGATCAACTGTTTACAAGATGCCGAAGATCAAGAAAGTTGATTTCATTAGACATGAAAGAACCAACGACGCAGACTTTATTGTGCCAGATTCACGACAAGGGTGGTCTGCTTTGCTTGGTAAGGTGCTTTCAAGTTATTTTGAAACAGGTGAATCTTTTACATATAGCACAATATTAATCCGTGGATTTGGTGCACCTCTTAAGACTTTTGGTGGGACTGCATCTGGTCCTGAAGTCCTAATTGAAGGTATAAAAGATATTTGCAATATTCTTGATAAGAGAACTGGTAAAGATATTAGATCTGTCGATGCCCTCGATATTGCAAATATTATTGGAAAGATAGTTGTAGCCGGCTCAGCAAGAAGGTCTGCTCAAATTGCCATTGGTGATCCAGATGACATTTTATTTTTAAGAGCAAAGAACTGGGGCCGTGGAGATATTCCTGGATGGAGAGCTAATTCAAATAACTCAATATTTGCAGACTCATATGATGAAATGATTGATGAGTTTTGGAAAGGATATGATGGCTCTGGAGAGCCTTATGGTTTAATCAATAGAAAGTTGATTCGTAAGAATGGTCGTCTTGGTGAAAAGATAAATGATAATAAGGTAATTGGAACCAATCCATGCGGTGAAATTGGCCTTGAAGATGGAGAGCCTTGCAATCTTGCTGAAATATTTTTGCCAAATATTTCTTCTAAAGAAGAATTAATTGATATTAGTCGTCTTCTATATAAGACTCAAAAAGCGATTACAACACTTTGGTATCCATATAAGAAAAGTCGTGATGTCATTTCTAGGAATCGCCGCCTCGGTCAGGGTATAACAGGATGGCTACAGGCAACACCTGAGCAGCTATCATGGGTCTCAGATACATATATTGCATTAAAAGAATTTGATAAAGAGTGGTCTCAATCGATTGGAATTAATAGTTCAATTAAATTGACCACTGTTAAGCCTAGCGGAACACTAAGTCTTCTTGCCGGCGTTACCCCAGGAATTCATCCTGCATACGCTAAGTACTATATACGCAGGGTCAGAATGGGTAGCAATGATCCACTTGTCCAGTATTGTCGTGATAAGGGTTATAATGTTGTTTATGATATTGGCTTAGATGGTAAAGAAAATCACATGATATGTGTTGTTGAATTTCCATGTGAAACACCAGAACACGCAACACTTGCAAATGATTTAACAGCTATAGAGCAACTTGAATGGGTAGTCAAAGCTCAGAGTGAATGGGCTGATAACAATGTTAGTGTGACTGTCTATTATAGAAAAGAAGAACTTGATGATATTCGTCAATGGTTATCAAAAAATTATTCTAATAAAATTAAATCAGTATCCTTCTTGCTACATAGTGAACATGGCTTTACTTTAGCGCCATATGAGGAAATTTCAAAAGAAGAATATAATAAAAAGAAGAATAAAATTAAAGAGATTAATATATTAATTGAAAATGTAAATAATCTCTCAATTGAGAGCCTAGAGTGTGAGGGCGGAGCCTGTCCAATTAAGTAATTTATAATCAACAGTGCGATTGTGCAAAAGCGTGCAAAAAAAGCACGCTTTTGTGCTTTTTTAGCAAAAATAATGTATCATTTATTAGATGAGTAATGATTTGATCAAAAATAAACAGATCTGGGTTCCAGATAGAGTATATGGCGTATGTATTTGGATACTTCCAGATGGAACTCCGTTATCTGATGGTGATGGAGTACTCTGTGCAGAAGGTTTTGTGGGAGATGAAGGTATTGAAAAGCGTGTTGCGGAGGCTGCAAAGTACTGGACGGGATCAAATCAGGGTCATACGCAATGGGTTCATGGCGCAAGAAAGGTTTCAGCATCAGAAAGAGATGATCAGGCAGAAAGACTTGCGGCCGGTCTCGTCGCTGACCCATACGAAGATGCCATTGAGCATTTAGCAAGGAGATATAAATGACTTCTGAAATGATCCATATAGATGAATCAGCAGATGAGCCTGAGATTGAAGATATCAACTACTATCAGGTAATATCTAAAATTGAAAATAATGATCCATTTAAAAAAGTAAATTTTTCTTCTCTTTCTCAAAAAATGAAAAGAAAGGCATCTAGATTATCTAAAAGATATGAAGGAATTGATGGTGTAGGCACTAAGTATATAGATCCAGAAGAGCTTGATGGATATTCATTATATGATATAGTATCCCCACCCTATGATCTAGATAATCTTGCTGGATTATATGATACTAGCGCAATACATAATGCAGCAGTAAATGCAAGAGTTATGAATACTGTTGGTCTTGGCTATAAATTTGTAGAGACAACAAAAGCAAGAAGAAAAATTGAAAAAACTCAAGCATCGCCTGAAAAATTGTCAAGAGCAAGAAAAACAATACAGGATGCTAGAGAAGAACTCGAAGATATATTTGAAAATTTAAATCAAGAAGAAACTTTTATTGAAACAATTATAAGAGTTTGGCTTGATGTTATGACAACTGGTAATGGATATCTTGAAATAGGTAGAAATAATAGTGGAAAAATTGGATATATTGGCCATGTCCCATCAACATTAGTCCGTGTAAGACGGAAAAGAGATGGGTATGTTCAAATAGCGAAAAGTAATAAAATACAAGCAGTCTTTTTTAGAAATTTTCAAGATACCGAAACACAGGATCCAATAAATACAGACCCCAGACCAAATGAATTAATTCATTTTAAAGTCTATTCTCCAAATAATACATATTATGGAATACCACCAGCAATATCAGCAGCTGCTGCAATTGTTGGTGATAAATTTGCAAAAGAGTATAATATTGATTATTTTGAGAATAAAGCTATACCTAGATATGCTGTCCTTGTGAAAGGAGCAAAATTAAGCAATAAATCAAAACAAGAACTTGTAAATTATTTCAGACAAGAGGTTAAGGGTAGAAATCACGGAACCCTTGTAATTCCAATACCAGCATCTATTGGGCAAAATGCAGATATTAAATTTGAAAAACTTGAAGCATCGATTCAGGATGCCTCTTTTGATAAATATAGAAAATCAAATAGAGATGAAATTCTTGTAGCTAATAGAGTGCCGGCACCAAAAGTTGGTGTGTATGATAATGCAAACTTGGCTGTATCTCGTGATGCTGATAAAACTTTTAAAACACAGGTAATTGGCCCAGATCAAGCATTAATTGAAAAAAAATTAAATAGATTAATTGCTGAATTTACCGATATTCTTAAAATAGAATTTGAAAGAATAGATCTAGTTGATGAAGACATTCAATCTAGAATATATGATAGATACTTAAGAACTGAGGTTGTATCGCCAAATGAAGTTAGAAGTCAGTTGGGGATGCCAGAAAGATCAGACGGTGATGATGTTTTGCCGTTCCCTACTAAGGCCAAAAAGGAAGATGGACCTGGGGCGTTTAATTCAAATAATCAATCAGCATTTCCGCCAAGAGCGCAATCTGATAGAAGCACAGAGCCAGATTCTCAAGTAGATTCTGGAGACCAGGCTGAAAGAGGTCAAAATCAAGATCAAAATTCGGAGGAATAATAATGAGTGCAATAGTTTATAGCAATGGAAATCTGCAAGATACTGACGGTGAAATTCAGTTTACTGGTCATACTACTGATTTATATATTGCAAGTAAAGATACAAATCATTGGATAGAAATTAAGTTAAATGGTGGTCCACATTCTGTGTGGATACCAGATGGAAACTCGCATCAGCACGGGTATATCCATATTCCTGGAGACTATACAAAAATTGAAGTAATGACAGCAGGATCAGCGGTTGCTGTTTATGCTGTTGGATGATTGTTTTAAAATAAAATAGGATATAATATATAATATTATGGAAAATTTTAATTTATCATTTCCAATATCCTTTATTAAGAAGGAAGAAAGAATAGTTTCTGGAATAGCTACTGCTGATAATATAGATAAATCTGGAGATTTAGTAGATTTTACTGCATCTCTTGATGCTTTTAAAAACTGGGCAGGGAATATAAGAGAGATGCACTCTCCAATTGCTGTTGGTAAGGCAATTAATTATGAGCCTGTAACAATTCAAGATGATGATGGAAAGTCATTTAATGCGATTAGAGTTGATGCATATATTTCTAAAGGAGCTCAAGATACTTGGGAAAAGGTTCTTGACGGAACCCTTAGATCCTTTTCTATTGGTGGGAGGATCATCCAAAGGGAAATGGATTCTAATAAAATGTTTCGAGGGCGACCTGTTTCAATTATTAAAAAATATGAACTTGGTGAACTCAGTCTTGTAGATAACCCAGCAAATGCCATGGCTGTCATCGATATTGTAAAAATGTCAAGTGACGGGGATTATGATTACATATTGAAAATAGCTTGTGAAGATATTAATTTAACAATACCAGAATCAGTACAGCGAATGGCAAGAGTTGGTCTTGAACAAAGAAAAGAGCATGGTCGTGGCGGTACAAGCGTTGGTCTTGGATCTGCCCGTAGATTAGCCGCTGGTGGCACTGCAAGCCCTGAATTTGTTAGAAAAGTTGCAAGATACTTCCCTAGACATGCTGTTGATTTAAGAGCAACAGGTGCAAATCCTGGTGATGATGGTTACCCCTCAAATGGAAGAATTGCTTGGAATCTATGGGGTGGGACACCTGGCTGGGTCTGGGCAAGATCAAAAGTCCGTCAGTTGGATAACTGTACAACTAAATTAGATGATATAGATTTTCAAAAAACATGCTCTTGTGGATGCGGTGCATGTGAAGAGTATGATATTCTAAAAGAATTCGATTCTGCATCAATAGATTTTACATCTGAAGAAATGATTCAAGTAATAGATAATATACTTAAATTTAATACTACAGATAATTTGCAGATTGATGATAATTATGATAAGGTAAATAGCATGGAATCGTCTACTCCTGATCCCAAACCAGAAGATATTGTAGACAGTAAACTTTCATTGATGAAGAGATTCATCAACTGGCTTGTCCCTGATACTCCTCAGGGGGATACCGAAATCGTTGCTTCAACCGATATAGTTGAAGCGGGAAATGACAATTTGGAGGAACAAATGGATATTGAAATTCTAAAAGAAGCTCTGAGTTCTGTCATTGATCAAAGGCTTACTGATTTTGCCGCTTCTATAAAAGAAGAGGTTGATGCAACAGTTAATGCCAAGATTGATGAATTAACTAAGAGTTTTGAAATTAAGAATTCAGAACTTGCTGAGAAGCTTGAGAATACTGAAAAGTCTCTTGCTGAGCAAGAAAATAAGGTTGAGGCTATTGCTTCAACTGGTGCAATCAAGAAAAGCGTTGACCCCGAAGAGGATGATGAGGAAGAACTTGTTAAGTCTGAATCTAAATCTTTCTGGGGAAATATTTACCTGCCTGAGGGTTTAGTCAAGTCCCTTGGGTATAAGTCGTGAGAGGAGGAATACAAAGAATGACTACTCAAGAAGAAATTTTATCTAAGGCTAATGAGGTCACTACGAGCGTTGTTGGAAACGCTTCTGGTGGTCTTCTTAATGCCGAGCAGGCCAATCGCTTTCTTGATTTTGTGATTGATCAGTCTGTTCTTATGCGCAATGCTCGTGTTGTGCGTATGCGAACCCCGTCGATGGATATCGACAAACTGTCGGTTGGAACTCGTTTGCTTGCAAAGGCAACTGAGGCTACCGACACCGGCTCAAATGCAGCCGTTACTTTTAGTAAGGTCTCGTTGTCAAGCGTTAAGTTGCGCTTGGATTGGGAGATCAGCACTGAGTCCCTTGAGGACAACATTGAGGGGCCGTCGCTTGAGGATCATATTGCTCAGGTGATGGCTCGTCAGACTGCCAATGATATGGATGATCTGCTTATTAATGGCAATACCTCATCTGCAAACGCTCTGCTTAAGGCACTTGACGGTTATGTTAAGCTTGCCCTTGCTAATGGCGTAACTGTTGATGAGGCTGGAGATAATGTCTCGCGTTCGACGTTCGACAGAATTCTTCGTAATATGCCGACGAAGTACCTGCAGCAGAGAAATCAGCTCCGCTACTTTAGCGGTCCTGGGCTTGTTCAGGATGCTATCTATAGCCTTGGCAATCCCAACTCTGCTACTGAAGCAACCGCTGGCGCTCCGTCGCCCGGCTCTACTGTTGGCGATGCCGCATTCCTTCAGGGTGCAATGCGTGCTAATGGTGGTCCTGGAGCTACGGGTCTTGCCCCCTATGGCATCCCGCTGGTTGAGGTTCCTTTAATGCCTGAGGCTGTCTCTGGTGACTATTCTGGAGCTGCCGGTTCCCATGGGTATATTGAATTGACCTTCCCCAACAATAGAATTGTTGGCATCCACAGAGATATTACTGTGTATCGTCAGTTCCAGCCCAAGACCGACACTATTCAGTACACCCAGTATATGAGAGTCGCTTCTCAGATTGAGAATGCTGCTTCTTATGTCATTGCAAAGAACGTCAAGCTTCGTAGCTTGTGATCTTAGGCTGTTATAGTTACAACCTAAAGCATGATGCCCCAGAAAATCTGGGGCATTATGCTTTATATAAAAATATTAATGTGGTATAATCTTTTTTATGAGTGATAATATAGTTAAATCTGATGATGTTGTTTCAAAAAAAACATCTTCTACAAATAAAAAAACAAATGTAAAAGATGAAATAGATATAGTCACTGAAAATTCTAAGAAGAGTCCAGTACCAAAGAAAAAAGTTGCAAACGCATCTCCTGGGAAAAAGTTTGTATATTTTTCATCTGGGTCTGCATATGTAACCAAGTCTGGATTCAGATTTACAACTGAAAATAGAATATATGAATTAGATTCTGAAGAGGCTGACTATCTTTTAAGTCTTGATAATTTTAGACTTCCTGATCAATTAGAACTGGAAGACTATTATAAGGAGAATAACTAATGGCTGGAAATCTTAGTGATTATTTAGAGAATAAATTATTGGATCACTTCCTCAGCACGACTTCGTATACGATGCCCGCAGATGTTTATGTAGCACTTTATACTGTTGCCCCGAACGATGCTGGCGGTGGAACTGAAGTGACTGGCGGTTCATATGCAAGACAGACTGCTACATTTGACGCTGCATCTAGTGGTGCAACTCAAAATAGTGCAAATATTGACTTTACTAATATGCCTTCATGTACTGTTGTCGCAATTGGTGTTCATGATGCACTGACTAGTGGTAATCTTCTTGTGCATGGCACGCTGACAGCTAATAAAACGCTTGATGCTGGCGATACGCTAAGAATTGCAACAGGTGATCTTGATATAAGTATTAACTAATACTAAAGGAGAGCTATGGTTCAACGAAGAGAAATTATTGGTAGCGTTGTTTCCACAACTCTGTCAACTCAGATATCAAACTCTGCAACAAGTATTAGTGTAGTCGATGGTTCTACGTTCCCATCGGGCAGTTCAAATAATTTTGTTATTGTAATTGATAGAGGATCTGTCTCTGAGGAAAAAGTTTTATGTTCTTCAAGATCAACCAATACATTTACTGTATCACAAAGAGGCTACGATGGAACGGTAGCCCAAGCACACAATAGTGGTGCCATTGTTGATCATGTTCTAGATGCACTTGCTATGCAAGATATGAACACATCTGTATATGACAATGAAATTTTAAGATGGATGGGTATATAAAATGGCTTCTTTAACTCCTAAAACTTTATATGTAGGTAATACCTCAGGTGCTAATGTTTATACTGTTAACAGCACTGCTGGTAATTATTCTATTATTAAAAATATAAATATTTGTAATGCTAATACTACAACTGCTAAAACTATAACCCTTCATCTAATTGCTCCTGCTGGATCTGCTGTTGAAAATAATCGTTATTTAAGTGCTCTTACTATTAATGCCAATGATTCAATTCAAATTGATACTGGTTTAGTTTTAAGTAATGGATATTCTATATATATATCTCACACTGGAAATGTTACTGCAACAATTACTGGTGTAGAATATTTGGGGTGATTTAGTTGATTAGAAGTTTAACTACAGATAGAAGATTAGATTCTGCCGGTGTTATGGCTACCACCATGACAACAGAGGGTGATTTAATTACCCGTGATGCAACTACTTTTGCAAAATTAGGTATAGGAAGTGCCAATACTAGACTTACATCTAATGGCACTACAATTACTTGGGTTGCTGATACTCAAAATACTGTAGTCGATGCAAAGGGTGATTTGTTAGCAGGCACTGCTGATAATACGATTGCAAAACTTTCTGTCTCTACAAATGGTACTGTACTGACAGCCAATTCTTCTGCTACCACTGGGCTTTCATGGGAAACGCCAATAGACTATACTGGTCTTATACTTGCACTAGGAGGATAAAGTGCCCAACGTATTTAAATCAATTTATTATAACACTCAAGCAGCTGCCGGTAATGTTTATGTTTGCCCATCTGCTACTACTGCTATTATTATTGGAGCACAAGCAGCTAATAAAATTGCTACATCAACTGGATTAACAATTAATTTAAGTAATACTACAAATACTTCTACAATGGTTAATAATGTTGCTATTCCTACAAATGCAGCTCTTGGATTTGTAAGTGGTAAGCTGGTTATGGAAGCTGGCGAATTTATGCAAGCTAACTGTACTGCTAATGGAGATGTTCATATAACACTTAGTGTTTTGGAGATATCATGACAGCTGGTGGTAATGGTGGTTTTATTGGCGTAAATGCACCTGTTGGTACAAATGGTGGTTCAGGTATTTGGTCTATTGAGGATGCTGCTTTATTAAAAGCTAACGGTCAATGGCCGTCAACAGAACATGTCGTGTCAGGCGGTACAGTAACAACTGCAAATATTGGTGGTGTCAATTATAAAATACACACCTTTACATCACCAGGGACTTTGACTGTAACAACAGTTGGATATAGTGTTCCATCAACAATGGATTATCTTGTAATCGGCGGTGGCGGAGGCGGTGTCCCTATATACGATAGTTATGGTCTATGGCAAGTAGGTGGTGGTGGCGGTGGTGCTGGTGGTATGCTATCTGGTTCAACTACGCTATTGACTGGTTCATTTCCTGTGACAGTTGGTGCTGCTGGAAGTAATGCATCTAGTGGTGGAAACACGGTATTGACTTATTCACCTGCACCATTTAACGCTATCGGAGGTGGAGCTGGTGGTATCTCAAGCACAGGAGGTACGCCTGGTGGTTCTGGTGGTGGTGGTGGCTATACCCCAGGTCCAACAGTATCTGGAGGTAACGGTACGCCAGGGCAAGGTTTCCCCGGTGGTTCTGGAGACAGCCCTGGCGGTGGTGGCGGCGGAGGTGCTGGTGGCGCTGGTGGCAACTTCCCTGCCGGTAACCCAGGCGTTGGTTCTCCCAATTCAATTACGGGTACTGCTGTTACTTATGCAGTTGGTGGCGGTGGTGGACCTAATACTGGTCGTTCGTCAACAAGTGGGTCTGGTGGAGCTTCTGGACCAGGCGCGACAGCTCCCGGTGTTAATGGCACTGTCATTGTTAGATATAGGACATTATAATGTTATATTATTTCGCTTCACTTGATTCTGAAAATTTTGTTAATGCTGTTCATATTATAGATGAACAAAATTGTTTAGATGAAAATGGTCAATTTAATGAAAATATTGCGATAAATTATTTAAACAATTTTCATGGTGAATCTAGATGGATTCGGACGGAACAAGATTCTAACTTTAGATATCATTATGCTGGTATTGGCTACTATTACTACGAAGAATATGATGCCTTTGTTCCGCCAAGACCCGGAGATGATTATATCTTAAGTGAAGAATTTACTTGGACAGCAATAGATGTAAGACAATTTTTAGATTCAATAGAGATTTAATTATTATTAAGAATATTTTCAATTTTTCTTCTATATGTTAAATCCCAATCATGCATCTTATTCTTATTATCATAAGATAAGGAATCTTTCATTATTTGATATTTATCTCCACTAACATTTTTGTCAAAGCCAAAATACTTTAATGTATTTCCACCTTCTTCATGGTGATCAAAGAAGTTCTTAAGATTAAAAATAGTAATATTATTTTTATGTAATCTTTCTATATAGTCAACTTCCTCACCGATACCAGGATAAAAATATTCATTAAAAAGTCCAACTTTTTCAACTAATTCTTCATGAATTGCAAAAGCAGAAAAATATCTACTTTTATTTTTATCAAATATAATAGAGTCAAAATTAGAATCTATAATTCTTTGTAGCATATTAGGTTTAAAAATAATATCATCATTACAAATTAACCACCATTTAGAATATGGTGTTAATTTTATTCCTAAATTCCATGATGCTGCAACACCAAGATTTCTTGGCATATTAATGATTGATATTTTTTTTGCAAAACTACATTCAATATTTTTTAATTTTCCACCATTATCTATAATAATTATTTCTTCAACTTCAATATCAATTGAATTTAACATATTTTGTAATAAATCATAATGAATTAAAGTTGGAACTATTAAAACAGGTATCATAGTGTTTCTATTCCCATATTAAATGCAATATTTTCAAAATCATTATGTATTTTATATTGAGCCGATAGTCCACTCATTAAATCTTTTATTGCTGGATCATTAGCATCTCCAGGTATACCTTGAGTTCTCCTCCTTGATAGGCTCCAACCATTATTTATTGGTGGACCAAAAAGAGATCTATAAAAATTATTATTCCAAGTAGATATGGATATATCACCACTTAGTACCATTTCTTTTATAGTAGAACTCATTTCTGCTTGAAAAGTTCCTGTTATATCAACTTCATTTATATTATGATAGTGACATCTCTTGTGATAGTTAAAATCATCACCAGGAGCAGGGAAGAATGATTCATCTAGTAATCCTACTTTTGCAACAACATTTTCTCCCATTGTTCTACATGCGAATGGTCTATTTGTATTCATAGCAATACATAGATTATCAGAGCCAGAAAGATCATTAATCTTCATTAGACCACCAGGATTCCATATAATATCATCCTGTGCAAGAAGCCAGTACTTTGACATCGGTGTAAGTTTAATTCCAGTATTATATGCTATAGAGATACCTGAGTTATATGGAAATTTTATAATTGATAACTCATTTGCTTGATTGCATGATAAAGTATTAATTTTTCCACCATTAACTATAATAATTATATGATCAATAGGAAAATCAATACTATCAAGCATTGCTTGTAATTTTTGAGAATGTCCAAGAACTGGTACGATCATCGTCGGAATCATGGTATCATTATATCAAATTTCTTGATGATAAATTACTATTGTTCATCTATTTAAAATAGGAGATATATGACATTTAATAACTATCCAATCATTGTGAAAAATTTTTTTGATGTAGATATTCATAAAAAAATATGTAATTTCTTAGAAAAGAATATAAAGTATTTTCCACTACAAGAAGATTTTATAACTTTTAATAGAAAAGAAGGTCATAATGTACCATTTTTTGTATCTATACACAATCAATTAACAGATATTGCATCATATTACTTTAATGAAAAAGTAAAACCATCATACTCTTTTTTATCAATGTATAAAGAAAATGGAATCTGTCCACTGCATATAGATCGCGATCAGTGTAGATATACAATTGATTATTTAATATCATCTACACAAGAAATGCCATGGCCAATACATATTGGAAAGCATATGACTGATCAAGAAAGATTAAATATATTAATTGGTGAAAGGGCAAGACCAATTGCGCAAAATGATGTTGATGAAATAATGTCCAAAGAAGTTTTTACAAGTGCGTTATTAAATCCAAATGATGCAGTGCTCTATTCTGGAACACATCAATGGCACTACAGATCAGAGAAATTAGTTGGAGAAGCAAATTTAGTTTTTTTTCATTTCGTACCGGAGTCTTATAATGGATCACTTAATTAAAAATAATATTAAAATTAATATTCCTGAATATGGAGATATTAATAGCAATGGTGGTGGTTGGTCCCTTGAATATGATCATGTTGAAAACTGGGCATGGGCATCATCTGTATTTTCAAAATCTGAATTAGATGCGATATGTAATATGGGATCTGATGCTCATTATTATAAGGGAACAACAATTGGTGCATCTGATGAAAAAATGAGAAATTCATTTGTTTCATTCATATTTCCAAATGAAAATACATACTGGCTTTTTGATAGACTAGCTCAGATTATTCATAATACAAATAATAGTTATTTTAAATTTGATATAACTGGAATGATACAAGGGCTTCAGTTTACTCAATACTCTTCCCCGGGTGAGCATTATTCATGGCATATAGACCGCGGCATCGGCTGTAGAAAACTAAGTCTATCTTTACAGTTATCTGATCCTGATGAGTATGATGGTGGTGATCTTGAATTATGGTTTGGCGGCGAAGAGCCAATTAAAATGAAAAAAGAAAAAGGAATGATGACATTCTTCCCATCATATGCCCTTCACAGAGTATCGCCAGTTACTAGGGGAACTAGAAGGTCATTAGTTTGTTGGATATCTGGCCCGCCATTCAAATAGGATTTGCATGTGCAATTAAATGATCAAATTTTATCTTTTATAAAATCTTTATCTGATTACGATAGTAGTCTTTTCCCATATATAGCAAACAAGTCAAATTTTGATAATAAAAAAGATACAGTCTATTATTCTGGTCCATTCTGGGATCAGAATGAAATTGTAGAAATATTTCATTCTTTTTTAAAAGGTAAATGGCTTGCATCTGGTGAAAAGGTAAGATTATTTGAACGAGAGTTTTCAAATAAATTCAATTTCTTAAAATCCGTCATGGTTAACTCAGGTAGTTCTGCAAATCTTGTAATGATTGCAGCTCTTAAAAAATATTTTAACTGGTCTGATGGTAATGAAGTAATTGTATGTGCATGTGGATTTCCTACAACAATTGCTCCGATTATTCAAAACGGTCTAAGACCAATTTTTGTCGATATAGGCATGTCGGATCTCAATTGGGACATACAGCAAATAGAGTGTAAAATTACAAATAAGACAGTTGCTCTATTTTCATCACCTGTACTTGGAAATCCATATGACTTTGATCAAATAAATAGTCTATGTCATAAATACGATATACAACTTATATCAGATAACTGCGATAGTCTAGGTAGCAAATGGGATGGTAAATATCTCACTGACTACTCAGTAGCCTCATCGTGTTCATTCTATCCAGCCCACCATATAACAACAATTGAAGGTGGAATGGTTTCGTCAAACATCCCAGACATTGTTGATCTTGCTAGGAGTTTTGCATGGTGGGGTCGTGACTGCACTTGTGTAGGTGCACAAAATCTTCTCTCTTGTGGAAGTTGTAATAAAAGATTTGATAACTGGCTGGACAATTATGACGGTATAGTTGATCATAAATATGTTTTTTCTAATATTGGATATAATTTAAAGCCGGCAGACTTTCAAGGAGCCATCGGCTCAGTACAGTTAAAAAAGTATGATCTGATACACTCAGCAAGAAGATCTAATAAATCTTGTATAGAAAATATTATTACCAAAATAGATGGCATAAGAGTTGTTGGTGAGCATAAGAAAGCAGAAACTTCTTGGTTCGGTGTCCCTATTGTTTGTGAAAGCAGATCTTTGAAAGAAAGGCTCGTCGCCCACTTAGAAAAAAACAGAATTCAAACAAGAAGTTATTTTTCAGGAAATATCCTTGCCCATCCAGGATATGAACATCTTGATGATTTTAGAAAATATCCAAATTCAAATTCCGTGTTAAGCAGTGTATTCTTTTTAGGATGTTCTCCGCTGATTAATGATCAGATGATTGAATACATCAACGATGTAGTATCTACATTCTAATTTACCTAATGAATTAATTCTTTCTATTTAGTCTTTCGTAATATATAATATATTACTGAAATGATTAAGAAAGTTAACTTTAGATATATACGACTTCTTCCGGTCCTTTTATGGATCTTAATGTGGCCTGTGAATGCACCATTTGCTAATGCATCACAAACTGCCGGCCTTTCGTATGTGACATACCAATCATTTGGAGGCTCGCCAGATCTTCCAACAGAGCAATCACAGGCGATCTCATCTGGAACTGTGCAGGCTATTGATTTCGATTGGGGTAGTGGGGTAGTTCTTGATTCTGGGCTATGGGATGGAGTTACCGTCAAATTTGATGGGTGGATCACGCCCCCAGAAGCCAAGACATATTACATGTGTGCTTATACAGACGATGGATTTCAGCTATATCTTGATGGTCAATTAGTTATTCCTGACTGGTGGGATCGTGGTCCTAGTTGTGGAAATACAGCGGATGTTGATTTCTCTGATGGTATGCCTAAACAATTATTGGCATACTATTATGAAAATGGTGGTGGTGCTGTTGCACAACTTATGTACTTTACGGATTCAGGTGCCTGGGAAGTAGTCCCAGAATCTTGGTATACATCTGAGCCAGTCCCTACAACTACTACGACAACTACAGAAGTCACAACGACAACTACAACACCCATACCAGAAGAAACAACTACAACGATTGAAGAAACAACGACAACTGTTGAGGAAACAACAACGACAATTGAAGAAACTACAACAACTGTTGAAGAAACCACAACCACGACAGAACCAGAAACGACAACAACCACAGAAGCGCCATCTGATAATAACAACTCAGACCCCGACCCCGACCCCACGCCAGCGCCAGAGCCTGAACCAGAGCCTCAACCAGAACCCGAACCTGAGCCGACACCCGAGCCAGACCCCCAGCCAGAACCAACCCCAGAACCTGAGCCGACACCTGAGCCAGAACAGCCCGTAGAGACCCCTGAAGAGCCTTCTGAGCCTTCTTTACCAGAAGATCCGGTTGATGAGGTGACTGAACCTATAGAAGAGCCTGCCGTGGAGGAACCAGAGACAATTGCTGATCTTCCCGTTGAGGACATAATTGCTTCAATTGAGGAGATATCAGTTACAGAATTATCAATAGATGAAATTAATGCAGTTTTTAGTAATGATGTATTAACACAATTAAATAATGATGAAGTAGAAGAATTAATTAATTCAATTAATCCAAGTGAGTTAACAGATGAGCAAGCAGAAGTTCTTTCTGAGGCTCTAACAAATGCCCCCGAAAATGTTAAAAAGGAGTTTGAAGACCAAATAAATATTTTTGGCGGTCAATTTGATTCATATGTACCAACCGGATCAGTAATAACAGTTGGTCAGAGAAGAGTCATAGTCGCAGTAGCAGCAGTCACAATGATTGCTCCTGCTCCCGTGATGTCTTCAAGGAGAAAATAATGAAAAAAATATTTAAAAAGTTTTTTAAAGAATCATATTCATTACTATGGACAATAGCAGGAACTGCTCTTGTCCTTATAACAATGTCTGGTGATGTTTTAAATTATGCACTCTGGATAAGCGGTGCTGGATTAGCAATACATTTTTTAGGATTGCTTTTTATAAAGGAGGAAGACAATGACTAAGTTTCAAACTATAGCTCAGAGAATCGCCGCTGTTTTTGTGGTTTCATCTTTGCCAATTATCGGAGGTTCATCTGTAATTGGTGGTATCCCTGTTTGGAAAGCCGCCCTGCTCGCTGGATTTACAGCATGTACTGATGTTTTTATTAAACTTGCTAAGGCATCCCTTGATGGAGAACTAACTATGGATGAAATTAATGAAGCATTTCTTGGTACAAAAAATGTGCAAAAAGAGGTTAAGTAATGAAAATAAAAAAATATTTACCATTCCTGCTTTTCCCAATATTAATTGTTGGGAGTATAAGTAGCGCAAGCGCTGCTAATATTGCAAATGCTGATTTTGAATCTGGTGACTTTACTGAATGGGATAAAGGTTCTCAGACAGGAGTCTTGGGTAGTCTAATCACAGGAAGTGGTTCTGGGGTGTCAATCATTGATGGCTCAGTTACATTTAATGCTCCACCTGGTTCTGAGGTTGGCACTCCTGGTACTGAATATTATCAGCCTCCTACTAATGCTACGGCTTGGGTTTTTTCTCCCTATGGGGACTACGGCGCTGCGCTACAACCAGCAAGTCAATTTACATTTGATAATGCAATAAGTTCTCTGGGCTTAAGTGCCGCTGATAACACTGCTATGAAGCAGGTCATGTCTTCACAGGCAAGCGCTAGTGGCTGGGGTAGTGGTAATCCTACTGATGCTGCTTGGATTACAAAGGATGTTTCCTTGGAGGCCGGAACTTTATATACAATGTCTTGGAACTATATTGGTACAGATTATGTACCTTTTAATGATGGCTCAATAACATCCTTGGTGTTTACGGGTTCTGGTTCAACTCCTGATATTACAGTAAATAATCAAGATCAAAACTATGCTCTTCTTGGTTTTACTAATCCTGGTACTGGTGATTATTCAACTGGGACATACGGATCTACTGGATGGCAAATATCAACTTATGAGGTATCTGTAAGCGGTACCTATAGACTTGGATTTGCTGTATTCAATCTTGATGATACAGCACTATCACCAGTTCTTTTAATTGATAGTCAACCTGGCAGTACAACTAAAAATGGAGAAGACTTTGGCGCTGTTACTCCTAACAACTCAGATGCACCAACTGTTCCCCCGACAACCGAAACCCCTGTTGAGACTGATCCACCGACTACAACAGTTGAGACAGATCCCCCGTCAACAGATGTTATTGAAGAAACAACGACAACTGTTGAGGAAACAACAACCACAATTGAAGTAACTACTACAACTGAGATTGAAGAAACTACTACAACAGAAGTTGAACAAGTCACGACAACAAGACCTAGGGAAACCACTACTGAAGTTGAAACAACTGTTATTGAAACAACTGTTGTTAAAACAACTGTTGTTGATACGACTATAACTGATAATAATACTACAAGTGACACTATGCCAATAGGTCAATTACCAAAAACTGGTTCTGATAGCAATATATTTATCATGGGATCATTGTTAATATTCTTTGGATTATTTATAATAAATATAAGAAAATGGCTTAATATCTGAACTTTACAAAAGAGGGTTGAAGTTATAAAATATACTTATATAAAGGAGTGATACAAATGGGTAGACCTTATACAGGATGGAATGGTGATTCTGCTGGAAAGCGTGCCGGCACCGAGAAATTTGTTCAGTTGTTATCTGAGCATTTTAATAATGGAGTTTGGAATAATGGAACTTGGAATGTCAGGCCAGCCCGTGGTTCTGGCAAGCCCTCAGTCCATGGTACTGGTCGTGCTGCTGATCTTTCTTGGCGTAAAAATGGAAGTAAAGGATTTGGCGACTACAATACCGCCCTTCAGGTTGTAAACTTTTTAATTGCTAATTCTGAGGTTCTTCTGATAGAAGAAGTTCATGATTATTTCCTAAAACCACACGGTAGAGGGTGGAGATGCGATAGATCCGCATGGAAGGTTTACGATAAGCCAACTATAGGGACTCCTGGTGGTGATTGGTGGCATGTGGAGATTGCGCCAGCGCATGCTGATGATCCTGCTTATTATGAAAAAGTTTTTGCTGGGCTGAAAGGTAAGCCAATTCCTGCCGCCCCTGCTAGTAATGGACCACTTGCTTTTGCATTCCCAGGCACTCCTCTTAAAAAGGGTTCTAAAGGAGATGCTGTCAAGCTAGTACAAAGTGTTATTGGATTGAAGGCTGATGGGGATTTTGGTCCTAAGACAGAGGAGGCAATTAAAGTTTGGCAGAAATCAAGACAATTAAATCCTGATGGTATAATTAATTTAGAAGATTGGGATGTGATGTTTTAATGGAGACTTCTATGAGAAATAAAAATTGTAATTGCGGATGTGATTGCGTTGAACATTGTGATTGTGGATGTGAGGAGTGCGACTGCTAGGAGTTTAGATGGATAATGTAAAAATAAATACAAGTAAAACACTTACGCTAACATTACCATCAGACCCAGAGTCAAACTCTGTTGTCGTAGATCTATATCATGAATTTGGAGATACTGTTATTTCAAATTCTAGTGCAACCAGAACAGCAACTGGTATATACACTATAACCTATGGTCAAAATCCATCTGGAATATATAAATTAAATTCCTCAGGCGTTCATAAAGCAACATTTACATACACAATATCCGGGACTGAGTATACTCAGAATAAATACATAAATGTTTATGTTCCATATACTGATGAACAATCATTTATAAATGAGTTCCCAGAACTTGAAGACTATATTGTTTCAGACTTTGATGTGTATGAGTTGAAGGCTAGAAATATTATAAATACATATTGTGGTCAAAGTTTTGATTACTATGATAATAAATCTTTAAGTTTAGATGGAAATAACCACAATAATCTTCATTTACCAATACCTATAAGAACACTTAGAAAAGTAACTGTTGACCCAGGTGAGTCAACTGAAGAGGTGGTGCATGACTCATCTGATGCAACTTTAATTAATATTGAAAAAGTTAAAAATAATCAATCAGATTCAACATATTTTATTAGATATAAAGCAGACTCTGAGCAGCCAACTAGAAAATTTAAAAACTACTCTACATATAAGATAGAAGGTGATTTTGGTTGGCCGTACCTTCCTGATAATGTTTCACAGGCTGCTAAGTTATTAATTGCTGATTTAGTAAGTGATGATTCTTCTTACCGTAGACACGGGATTTATAGTGTTGATATGGATATTGTTAAATGGAGAACAAAAGATTCATTTTATGAATCTACGGGTAACATCGAAGCAGATATGTTGCTGATGGATTATATGATGTTTATTATGGATTATGTTGTGTAATGGCTATAAACAGATCTACATATCTAAGATGGGTGCATACTGCTGATATATACACAAGGACAACCGCTGAAAACGACGCTGGTCAGTTGGCTGTAACCTTCACTCTAGAAGAGACAGTGCCAGCTTATATACAAATTCCCACAACTCAGTCAACAGGTGGAACAATCAGACTAAATCCATATCAAGAAAATATTCAAGTGTTTGAGATGTTCGTGCCATCTCAATATCAATCTTATATTATATATAATAATCTTGTAAAAGATATAAAAGATAGATATGGAAATATTTTAGAAGCCGGACCTTTTCAAATTATTGCTATACACCCTAAATTTGGATGGAATGGCAAAAAGCATCATGTTTCATGTGTGCTAAAGAGAGAGGTTGAAAAGCGTGCTTAATATACAGATATCGGGAAATTATAATAATTTAATAGATGCAATAAATATTGCTGTTCTTGATATGCTAACAGCAGTAGACCAAGCTGGTCTTCAAACTAGATCGGATATTGAAGATCAATTTTTTCATGATGATAATAATAATGTTGATTTAAGTTATAATAAGCCTGGAGATTTTCAAATACAAATTTTATCTTCTGAAGAGATCGATGAAAATTCAATTAATGATTGTGTTGTAAGAAATGTAAAAGATAATCTTAACTATATAAGTAGGAAGTAATATGCCGATAAGTGCTTATGATGTAAATACATATCTGAAGAGTGACTCTTCTATGGCAAACATTGCAGGTAAGACGATGAGTTTTTTCCCAATTGTTGCAACTGCAAGCCCAGAACCACCCTATGTCGTATATTACTATCGACCAGGAATACCTGATGTTGAAGCCTACTGGAGTAGGTGTGATCTAATAAGGTACTCAATTTTTGACTCAGATATTGATAGAATGTATAGATTATCAGAGAGGTTTATAGATTTACTCGGATCTGGTGATCAGATTGCTCAACCTGGCGGTCTGGCTGGAAATACGGTTAGAATACAGTCTACATATATGGTAAATTCAAGTGAATCTCCTGCTTTAGAAAAAGATGGAATATTTAGGATAAATTTAGATTTTAAAATTCTATCCGTATCAAGATAAGTGTGATATTATATATATATGAAGTTTACCTGCATTACATACATTGGAAAAAATTCTACATTTTCAACAAGGGTTGATGGTAGATCATATGATTTTGAATGGCAGAAAGGTTTGGGAATAGGCAGACGAAGGGATGAGATTCATCCCAACCATGCTATAAAAATCGCCAAATGGCGTGATAAAAACGGAAAGAGGATGTTTATCCTCGAATAGGAGGAATTAAAAATGGCAGTTAATGTTTCGAACATTGTGGTTGGCGAGGCTACTTTAAAAATTGGAGACTCTGCTGATGCAACAAGCTTAGCGGCAATGGACGGTTTTGACGACATTGGGGCAACTCAGAATGGTGTTGAAATCACATGGGAGCCTGATATGGTTGATATTGAGATCGATCAGTATGGCGATGCTGCGAAGTTGATTCAGTCGAAAGTTAAGGTTATGGTTAAGACCACGCTTGCAGAAGCGACTCTTAACAACCTGGCTCTCGCTTGGAACTATGATTCTGTCGGTGCTACGACTACCGACATTCTTGCTAATAACGATGGTGCCAACACTAAGACTTTCATGTTCGGTGTTCAGAGTGTGTTCCCGTATGAGAAGGCTCTTGTTATTACTGGATCAGCCCCTGGTTCTGACGCTTCAACCACAAAGACTCGTAAGTTCTATACAAAGCGAGCCGTTTCGATGGCTTCGACTGCTCTTACGATGAAAAGAGCAGAGGCTTCTGTGTTCGCAGTTGAATTCAGAATTCTCCCGAAGACTGAAGATGCTGGCTATGAGTATGGAAAGATTGTTGATCAGATCTAATTAATTTAGATTGTAAAAAAGCCTAGGTTTCCCTAGGCTTTTTTATATATATAGATCTTATCTAAATATTGCTTACATGAAAGGCTTTCAATCCTATGGTATGATATACTATATGATTGAGAGCCTTTCTCAATTATTACCTATAGGAGGATATTTTGACTAAGAATAAGGATCTATTTGCTGGCACGGAAATCGTATTCGCAGATGGAAAAAGTAGAGTAATTAAGCCTTTAACTATTAGACAACTTCGTAAGTTTATGAAGATAGTTAAAGATCTTAACACTGAGGCCGGTATTACTGATGATGATATTGATATCATGGTTGAAGCCGCTGCAGTGGCGTTGGCTACAGTTGAGCCTGATTTAGCAGAAGATACTGATGCCCTTGAAGACATCTTAGATCTTCGTTCATTCGGTGAACTGATGTCAGCGGCAATGGGTTCAGACCCTTCCTTGTAGGCGAGGAGGGGGTAGACACAGGTACGCCTTGGGAAGACCTACCCCTCCTCAAATACGAATCTGAAATTTTTGTAAAAACAGGTGCTTGGAATAGCCTTGAACATCTTGAATCATCATTAATATTAAATGAGTTATTTTTATTATATAGAGCTTGTATGAATGAAACAAGTGTCTCTATGAAGATAGCCGCAGCATCCCAAGGTGCTGAAGTTGATTTCAATGATGACTGGTATGACGATGATTATGAAAAGAAAGAGAATGTCCTATCTGGATTTGAGATTAAACATATGCCAATAGGCTTGGGATATGAAGTTATTTCTGAATAAATATTGCTTTTATGATGTAATTATGTAATAATTAATATTTGGTAGACAATATGGCTGAAGATTTTGAGTATAAAGTCCGTGCGCACTTACAAGATGACGTTTCAGCGGCACTCAGAAGTATGTCACAGCAAACGCAAGCTGCATTTGCTTCTATTGCATCAAGCGCAAGGGCTGCTGCAAGTGCTCAAAAAACACTAGCAAATCAAACAAAAGAAGTAAATAAAGTATTTAATACACAACAAAGTTCAAATACTACAACAGCCAAAAGTTTCCAAAATTTAACAACAAATATTGTTACATTAAATAGAGTATTTCAACAGGCAAGAAATAATGCAAGAGTCTTGCAAGAGCAATTAAAAGGCGTTCAGGCTAGAATTGCTGATCTTGAAAAGCAGCAAAAGAGGGCAATTAAAAACCCTCTTCTTTCTGCCTTATCTCCCGCTGACATTCAGAAAAATATTAACTCCCTAAGACAGCAGGAAAGGGAGATGAAGGCTCTTCAAAGTTCTTACAATGCATTTAGCACTGTTCGAATGAGAACACAGCTTGCGCTATTAAATAAAGATATAGGATTAGTAGGAAATTCTCTTATTAATTTTGGTAAAAACTTAAACTACGTTGGAAGAAACTTAACATTCGCTTTAACAATTCCAATAATGAGTTTTGTTAATTATGGAATTAACAATTTAAGAAAACTAGACAAGGAAGTAGTTAGAACTAGAAAAATTCTTGATGATGCTTTTGCAACGCCAGAAGCCTTAGATACTTTTATGAAAGATCTTGGCGATCAACTGGATATTCTATCATTTAAGTCCACAGATAACTATAAATCTTTAGGTATAGCAAGAGAACTTGTACAAGGGCTTGCTGCTGACTTTGCGCAGTTGGGTGTTCAACCAGAACAAATATTTAGCCTTGTTAGATTAAGCGCAGAACTTGAAAAAATTGGTGATGTTGATATTACTGTTGCAAAAGATTTCGTTACATCAGCATATCAGCAATCAATTAGATTGCAGACAACCATGGCAAGTATGGCCGGCAATTTCATAGATACAGCAACTATGAATGAAAGAGCAATACAAATGATTACTGGATCTTTGTATTCACTAAACGTCATTGAGAATAAAACTGTTCTGTCTTTGAAAAATATTGCTGACGCATTCCCAGAAATGCAAGGTGTTGCAACGACATTTGGATTAACAATGCTTGAAGCCGGTGCATTCCTTGCGCCAATGGTTGCTGCTGGATTTGAACTTGGTGCATCTGCTAACTCATTTAAAGTATCACTGCAAAGAATTGTTGCCCCAACAAAACAAAATAAAGAAATGGTTGGGGAGTTATCTAAAGCCCTAGGCGAGGACTTCCAATTCCAAGCTGGAATTGGAATAGATACAATTGATAAGTTGGTCGATGGGTTCATGGCTCTTGAAAGAAGTGGCTACGGAACGCAGGGCGCTCTTGAATTTTTTGCAAGATTATTTGGCGTTCGTCAAGGTCCAAGAATGGAGCAATCTTTAAGACAACTTGGCATATTTAAACAGGCCTTAGGTGATATGTCAACAGACACTAGTTTTATATTTAGAAATATAACTAGTAATATAAATAAAGAATTACAAAAAATTGGAATTCCAAAAACATTTACTGCAACTTCCTTAGAATCAATTGGAGAAATTGCAAGATATACTGCTGAAATAGAACAAAAAGGTGGATTACAATCTCAAAAGGTTTTAGACGCAATTAATCGTGGTCAAGCAAAGTCTGTTGAAGAACTACAGGCAAAATATGGAGATTTCTATAAGTATATCATTAATGAATCTGGAAAGGTGATTGCTGTACAGGCACTCGGTCCAGAGCAGGCTAAGTTGATTTATGAGAAAGAATTGGCGGCGGCAAATAATACCGTTGAGGCAAAATTGGCAAGATCTAGAGAGACATTTAAAAGCTTCTCTAGACAGATAGTTCCAATATTCGTAGATATAATAGAAGCAATACTTCCTACACTACAAAAATTTACCAATTGGGTTGCTAATTTACCACAATCATCAAAAGCTTTAATTGGTTTAGGATTAGCATTTGTAGCATTATCTGGTCCAATGACAACAGTTGTTGCAATTGGATCGCAATTAGCAGGCATATTCTTAAAATTAACAACTGGTCTAATGCCAAAAATTTCTAGACTTTTTAGAATGCCATCAATACTTGCAAATGGTCTTGGAGAAACTGCAAGAGGGGTTGGGCTTGCTGGTACAAGGTTGACTGGGTTTGGGAGAATTTTAGATTCTGTAGGTAGCAAATTCCCAAGATTTAGCAAACTACTTGATACTGCATTTATGGGATTTCCTAGATATAGAAATGACATGCTTAAATTTGGAGATACATTTGTAAAATTTGGTTCTCAAAGAGGTTTGTTATTAAATAATATTTTTAGAAGTCTTCTGCCACCAACTGTTGACGAAAGAGACATTAGTCAAATATCTAATTGGATTCTTGAATTGACTGGCGAATCACTTGGTCGCAATAAAGGAAGAATGCGACCACTTCAAACACAAATGGGTGCAATGTTTAGAAGAATATTTTCAGGTATGGGTATTGATCCATTTGGAGAAGTGGCAGAATCAGTTTCTAGTTTAAATACAGTTGAAAATAATTTAATACAGACAATGCTTGGAGCAGGAGCTGCAATAGATAATCAAAGTAAAAAAACAACTAGAAAAGCAAAAGCAACTACTGTTTTAAAACAAAAATTATCTGATCTGAAAGATGAAGAAAGAAAAGTTATTAGTGTTGTTGATCAAGCAGGCGATTCTATATCTGGTGATGACACCTCTACAAAGACAAAGACTGGTCGTCGCAAACCAAGAGGACCGGCCCCAATTGTATTACCTGGTACACCATATGAACAAGCAGTAAGAGCACAATTCCCAGATATTGATAAAAAAGTAAAAGATAATTTAACAAAATTACAAGTAAAAGCATTAACAGAGCAGGCAAATAAAGCCGGCGAACTTACCGTTGAACAAATACTAAATCCAGTCGCTAAGGCAGTTCAGTCTCCCATTGATCAGTTGGTTGAGGCAAAAGATAAAATGCTAGCAGAACTTGCTGGTCTACAAAGAAAGGGACCATCCTCTATAGAAAAGAGAATGGAAAAACTTGCAAATCTTGCAAGAAGTCTTGGTCTATCGCCATCAAGGGCAAGTGGTGTTCTTTTTGATTTTGCTGAAGCAGCAGACGCAATGATATCTAAACCTGTCAAGGCTATTGAAAAGGTTTCAAAACTTGCTCCTCTTACAAAAGAGTCAATACTAGAAGCATTTGATAAATCAAATGTTTCTGTTCGTGCACTCGGTAGAGAGGTCTCCGAAGGAACGATCAGAGCACAACAAATTATTGCAGAAAAACTCGGCTCAATGGGTCTAACATTCCAGAATGAAACACTAAAAGATATTATAGACTCAATAAGCACAGGAAAAGCTTTTGATCTTGCAAGCATTATTGAAAGATTAGAAATGGGTAAAAAAGTCACAAAGAGACAATGGTCTGATCTGTGGCAAGGTATACCTCGTGGTGCAACTAGATCAAAACTATTAAGTGCAGATATTAGGGGTGACATTCAAGAGGCTATTTTAAATGATAAAAGAATTAAAAAAGCAACTAGACAAATAACAGGCACTAGGGAAGATTGGGCAATAAGAGCAACTCGTGATTTATTTGAAGATTTTGATGAGGGTACTGTAAAGGATTTTGTTGATCGCATAAAAACTCTTGAAGAGCAATATAAATCTGATCCAAAAATGCTCAGAAAGATTAGAGAATTGGGTAGGGCGGTTGTTCTAAGAACGAGTGGCCCCGGTTATCAGACATACCTAACACCAGAAAGAAAAGCATTAAAGGGTATAGAGCTTCGACCTGAATCAATACAGATGGCTGAAAAAATTAGAACAGAAATAGATAGAAAAGAAAAAATATTATTTGATCTACTTACTAAATCAGAAAGTGAAGCCGTTAAAAGAGTATCCTCATGGCAACCTAGATCAATGCAGCAAATGTTAGAAGATCTAAGTAGAGGTATAACAACTGCAAGAGAGGGAGCCACTGAAGCCGAAACAAAAGCTGTAAGCGGAGTGACAAGTCGATATAGCCAAAGAATAATTAAAATTAGAGATGAACTTAATACATTAAAAAATCAACTTGATTTGTATGCAAATCCCGCGTCAACAATATATGCAAGAAATATGCCTATACCAAGAAATCTGCAAGAACTAGAGGATATTGCATCAGGTATAGGTCGAATGGATTCGGGAGCAGGTGCTACTGGTGCTGTCCTAGAGGATGTTGTAAAAGGAAGAGATGCTACGGGATTCAGGGATACAGCATTGCAGGCTGTTGAAATAGCAAGACTTGAAAGAGAAGGAAAATTTAGCCTAGGAACAATTCCACAATCTGATGTTACAAGATCTCGCGGTAGAAATATAAGGGATCTTATATTGAGAAGAAGAAAACTCAATATGATGGATAAGGGTAGATTCTTAACAAAGAAATTTGGTATGGATAAGATAATAAGACTATTTGATACTAGGCTTATGTCAATAGGACCAATTGCAGGAATTCTTGCTGCAATGACAGCAATGAGTGAAGCACCTGGTGGAATTATTTCTAAGATTTTCGGTGGTGCTGGCGCTGGCGGAATGATGATGGCAGCCGGTGGTGGCATTGATAAGAATGCATTACAGAAAACACTGCTTGATGAAGTTGTAAAGAGAAGAGGACTTAAAGGCGATCAGGCAAAGAAATTAAAGAAAACAATTCTTGATAAATTTAAAGCCGCTGGTCTTGATGATTGGCTAACAATTCTTAATAAGCCAGTTGATGAACTAGGTGACTCGTTTAAAGATGTTATTGCAAATCTTAAAGGCGTTGGTGAAGATATGCCAGGCGCAAAGCAGTCTGCTAAGAAATTAGTTGAAAAACTTAAAGGTACTGGTACTCAATTAAAGAATGGAGTAAGGGAATCTGCAGAAAAGGTCGCAACCTTAATTGATAAGACATTGGCTGATCCTGATTATCTTGATAATCTAATTAACAAAATTCCAAAACAAGCACAAGATGCCGCTGAACGCAGCGCTCAAAAGGCAAAAGATGGTGTTGTAACACCAAGAGGTCGCACAAAGGGACCAGTTACACCACAAACAGAAAAGCGAAGAGCAAGACAAGATGCTGCAAAAGCTAGAGCAGAAAAAGCCGTTGCTAATGAAATCGAAGAATCGGTAACTGAGGTTGCTGAGGACACTTCTGAAAAGGTTGTTGTTGAGTCAAAATCAAAGAAGAAAGGCAATAAGGCAGTTTCAGAACCAGCTGCGGCATCTGTTATTATCGATGTTGAAGAAACGACAGCGAGAACAGAAGTTACTGTAGCAAAAACAATAAAAGATGATCTCTGTGAATTAACAGACGATGTAAAGCGACAGATTATTGCTGGTTTAATGGCTGTACATGGAATCCCAGGTGTAGCGCAGGAGGCAGTCGCTGAAACTGTTATTGAACTTAAATTAGCAGAAGAAGAACTTGAGGCTGTAATGGCTAAAAAGTTTGATCATTTAAGTGATAAATATACTTCTCAATATGTTGCTTTAATGACTGCTCTAGGTAGCGGAGGTGGAATGATACCTCCTATTTCTCCAAAAACTATAGAAGGAGCCGCTGGTGGATTTTTTTCCCGTAGTGTTAATAAGTTTATGGGAACAGCAAAAGGAATTGTCTTTTCACCGCTTACAAGCGTAGCGAAGGCGGCTGGTGGTGCTGCGGTAGCCCTTGGAACTTTTGGTAAAGTTCTCTCATTCCTGCCATTTGGAAGACAAATTTCAGCAGGCTTAATAAATAGAGGAACAGCGTCAATTAAAACATCAGGTGCAGTAAGGGAATCAGTCCTAAATAAACTAATCCCAGATCCTAGTGCAAAGATGGGGCGTTGGAGTAAAATTCTAAAGACAGCCACCGCAGATATAGCAGGAGCCGGGGCGGGGTTGCTTCAACTTGTTAATCCACTATCTATTATTGCTGGACTATTTAAATCAATAATGACAGCTCTTAAATTTGGAGCTCTATTTTCAGGAATTGGAATATTGCTAGTTGGTGTTGTCGGCGCAGTAATGGCTGTTAAGAGTGCAATACAAAACTTTGAACCAATAATTGCAAAACTTAAAGATGCATGGAAGAATATAAGTGAATCACTACAGATAATTGCTCAACCTTTATTAGATATGATTAATGCATTTATGGGTGTAAAAAGCGCATCAGATGCCACTGGGTCATCATTGGAAAAGACTCAATCTAGTGCAAAAACCGCAGTCGCTGGCATTGTTGCAATTATTGGTGTAATTAGTAAGAAGTTTAGAGATAATGCAGATAAAATTGCAAAATTTGTTAAAGATAAACTAATACCAGTTCTTGTTACAATAATAAATACTATTTATACAATTGGTAAAATTATTTATTATGTATTTACTGGTAATTTTGATAAGGCTGGTAATGCTGGCGCTGAATTATTTATGCGTATTGGAAATGCATTCTTGAGTCTTGTAAAAGCCGTTATTCCTATATTAAAGAATTTACTAAAAGTAACAGCCGTTGCTTTTGGTAAATTAGCAGATTTTATATTTACTGCAATAGTTCAAGCAGGCTCTGCAGCATTGTCATGGATAGCAGAAAATGCTGATAATTTATTAATTGCTATTGGTAAGGGTGTAATGGCGGCCGCACTTGGTGGGACAACTTCTGATATTGATGCTTTCTTTTCTGATTTAAAGAAAGATTTAATGTTCTGGGAACCACAGGTAGATGTTTATCTCTCACCGGAAATAGATTGGACTAAGGGTGATGTTGGTAAAAAACTCGGCGCTGAATTAAGCGATAAGTTGAAAGAGGGTGTAGATATTGGAGAATGGCTTCTTGAAAAAATTAGTTTTGAACAAGGATGGATTGAATCTCTTGTTGGTAGCCTTCTTGATGGCATCGATTGGTTGAGCAATGGCCTGCTCGGCGCTGTTGATAGTGCCCTAGGATCGATTGCTGAATCTTTTAGAGAGAAATTTGGTAGAGAAATTGATGCCCCAATAAATATTATTCCAAAAGCAAACAGAGGAAAAATTCAAGCAGAGATTGACGAAATTGTTGCAGCCGTAAGTGGGGCATTAGAGCAAGGAGGAGAAGAATTAGGGGAGGCTGTTGGTAGCGGAGCTGGTGATTCTATAAAGAAGGCAGTAGATGAAGCAATTAAAGATTTACAACAGAGATTTGTTGATTTAGTTACTGATTTCCTTGGCAATCAGGTTTCAAAATATAAAGAACAACTTACAGATCTCTTAAATGAGCAAAAAGAAAAGCAACTGGCATATTTTGATGATCAGATAGCCGCCCTTGATGCATTAGAGAAAGCCGAAGAAGAATTAACAGCTACAAAAGAATATGAAATAGGTCGCCGTAGAATGATTGAGGAGAGGGATCTCCAGAGGGCAAACTATCAGAGAAATAGAGCATTGGCAATCTACGAAGGGAGAGTTGATGATGCAAGAACTCTAGATCTTGAAGAAGAGAAGAATACAAGAGATTTCAGAGATAATCTTGACAAGTACGATGAAGATAGAGCATCTGCCCTACAAAAGCAACAGCGTGAAACTGTAAAAGCAATTCTTGAACAGCAAAAGAAAGATGCTGAAAAAGCATTTGATGAAATTGTTAAAAACTTTGAAAAATTTATTGAAGAAATTGGCAAATATGGAACATATAATCAGCAAGAACTTGAAGAGCAATTTAAAAAATTGCAAGAAGCAGCCATGGGTGCTAGCGATGATTTAACGGACGCATTCAAAGATTATTATCTAGAAATACCAAATATTATTAGACAGTATACAGATCCAACAATTGGATTCTTTAAAGAACCACTTGATAAATTAATAGAAGTTGCTAAACAAAAGTTTGGTCTTGGTGGGGATAGTGGAGCATCAACAGATTCAATATTAGGCAATACAGCATTGATGATGTATGAAGTTGGTGCAACATTCGAAGAACTTGGACCGTATACTGGTCAATCATTTGAAGATGCATTTACTGCTGTAATAACAGACTATGTTACTCCAATTGTAGATAAAATGAATGAAACAATGGCTCTTTTTGATCCAGCGACGATATTCCAAAAAGCAATAGATAATGCAAATATGACATTACTGAGAGAACAGCAGAAACTTATTGATGGAATGGCTTCTCTTGTCAAGGACATGATTGATCTCCTAGATCCAGCCATAGCCCAATGGGTAGCTCTTAAGGCTGCAATTGAGGCAGCAGCAGATGCTGCTGCCAATGCCGGCTCACCTTCGCCAGGTGGCGGTGGAGGCGGTGGAGGCGGTGATGACGATGGCGGTGGTATAGTGCCAATCCCTCCACGCGGCGACTTCAAAACGATGCTTAATACTAACGCCTGGGCAATAATAACCGATAGTCTGCCAACGTCATTAAGTGATAAAAAGTATTCAATATATGAAACTTTAGTAAGAATGTGGACTGACATATATAATAAGACAGCAACATATTCTTCGTTAAAGACATATTTGGATTCTATTAAAACTGCTGAATCATCATTCCTTTCTAAATCATTAACTACTTTGAAATCAAAAATGCCAACTGAGTATGGTGGAGATTATAAGCCATATGCAATGGGTGGTTATGTTAAAAAATATGGCACTGGTGGATTTGCTGTCCCTGGATTTAAATCAACTGCCGTGCCTGCACTACTCCATGGTGGTGAATTTGTTATAAATGCTAAGGCTGTACAAAATATTGGCATGGCAACACTTCAGGGACTAAATAATATGAGATTTGCCTCACCTAGATCAATGCAGTCCCCTCAAGTTACAACAATAAATGAAACAAAAAATGTTAATATATATGTTGATAACTTTATCGGTCAAGAACAGTGGTTTGAATCAATGATGAAAGAGTACAATATTAAGATTGTGCCTAGAAATCAAAAAGCTGCCGGTTTAGAGAATAGAACAATAAGTACATATTCTGGAATTAATAGAGGTATCTGATGCCGATAATACCTGCCATACCAAATCAGCAAACAGATATATTGGAATTTATTTCAATTAACTCAACAGAACTAACTGAAGGCTCTAGAAAGTCCTCAATAAATCAAGCAATTTCTGTATCAGATGTTGAAACAGCATCTGGAAAAATAAAAAGATTTTTTAATAAAAATAAAAAAACATTAACAATAAATTATTCATATATAGGATCGACTTCTGGTGATACTGTTGATGGTCGCGTAGGGCGGGATTTTATACATAATTTAGCCTTAAATAGCCCATCTGTTCAAATTTCATATGTTGATAAGCCAAATGGGCCTATAATATCATTTAATGCATTTATATCTAACTATTCTGAATCAATAGTTAGGAGGGACTTATCAAGACAATGCATTTATTATGAATTATCATTCGAACTTGAAGAGGCATAATATTTCAATAAATTTGATTTAAATGATTTATAGTGGTATTATATAATAGATTAAAAAGACCAGGGGATATCCCCAAATAAGGAGAAAAAATGAGTATTAGCAACTATGCTGAAAATAAACTTCTGGATACCCTGCGTAACCAATCTTTTGCAGTGACAACTACTTATGTAAAACTACATACAGGGGATCCTGGCGAGGATGGCACGAATAATGCGGCAACTGAGGCAACAAGAAAGTCTGTCTCCTGGAGTGCTGCTTCCTCTGGCTCAATGGCATCTAGCGCCACACTTTCATGGACTAACGTAAGTACAACTGAGACATATAGCCATTGGACACTTTGGGATGCTGCAACTGCTGGCAACTGTTTATGGGTTGGTGCTCTTTCGTCTTCGGCCGCCGTTACTGCCGGTGACACTTTTGAAATTACGTCACTTACGCTGACCCTTGACTAAGGGTCTGGGGATATAGCCAATGGCTGCCCCCACACTACAAGCGCAAGGATCAAGCGCATCTAATACCACTGGTAACCTTGCTATTACGTTACCTGCTTATACTACGAACGATATCGTCGTTATTACAACAGTTGGTTGGGTACCGAATACAACAACAGGAACTAATACTCAGTCGTTAGCTTCTCCATGGAATAAATACAGTCCAGATATTACCACTATTACTGGCGGTATTATTGATGCTGAGTATGCTTTTTGGTGGGCAAGGGCTACATCTTCTTCATCGCTTGGAACCACAGTAACTATTACCCGTCCGACTTCGTGGGATACAGGTACGGATACTTGTTGGGCTGGTCGTGCTTATGTGATCCGTGGTTGTGAAACAACAGGTAACCCGTTTGACCAGTTGACCGCTACTGCTATTTCAACGGCTGCTAACCCAGCATTGCCTGCGGTTACTGTTAGTGCTGCTGAACGAAATGTGATTGCGTTTTATGTTTCGGCTGACAATAATACGGCTCCGACTGCTGCGACTGGTTATACCGTTGGCACGGCTGATACAACACCGACTGGTACGGATGCCGGCTTTCAGACGTATAGCGACGTAACAAATACATCTCTTACAACTGTTACTCCAACTGGTGGAGCTGCTCCAGCACAAGGTGGCCAAGTATATTTCTCGGCATCTTTTAAAAAACCACTTGTAACCCTTAGTAGAACTGCTACAAATACTGGCACAGGTACTCAGTCTGCAACTAAAGTAATTACAAAAAGTAGAACTGCGTCAGGTACAGGTACGGGCACAGGTTTAGCAATTGGATCTAATGGGGTTAAGAGAACTGCTTCTGCATCTGGAATTGGAACTCAAACATCCACATATAATTTTTATACAATTATTCAAAGAACAGCAACCAATTCTGGTACTGGATCGTCTGGTAATACTACATATTTTAAGAGGGTTAGATCTGGTACTGCTAGTGGTGGTGCAACTAATGGCGACCAAGCAATCAGATTAGTTACATCAAAGAGAACAGCATCGAATTCGGGGTCTGGGACACAGAGTGCAGTTGGAGTTATTAAAAAATTAAGAACTGCAAGCGCAACCGGTACTGGATCCCAGTCGGCATCTGCAATAAAAAAGAAATTACGCACAGCAAGTGAATCTGGTATAGGCACACAAAGTGTAACACAGATAAAATCTTTATTTAGGTCTGCATCATCAACTGCTACATCATATGAAAATGCTGGATATGCTGATCTTGGATGGGTTGATTCATATTATTCAATAACAATAAGTAGTAGAGGCTATGACTTTTTACAATGGAATCCATCACTTGTTCTTGCATCTAGTCAATTAAGTATTGATTCATCACTTACTGTAAATGCTACTGCAACACAAGTAACAAAATCGGCATCTGTTTCAATAAGTATTGATTCTGATCTAGTAATATCAGGTACTGAGATTCAATTTGCATCTACTACAATTAATGCTACATCAAACACAGTTGCAATATCAACTGGAATTAGATTGGCAAGTGGTAGCTTTAGTGCAATAGTTGATTTAACTACTGAGGGAATAGAACAACTCAGAGCATCTATAGGAATTGACTCTTCTGTTTCTGTATCTATTACATCAATTAAATTTGCTTATTCATCAATAAATATTAGTTCTGATGTTACAACACAAATTGTTGGTAGAGAAATACTATATGCTAATTCACAAATTATTATCGATTCTAATCTTGCTGCGTCATCACTAGAGATTGCAAAAGCACAAACTACATTGTCAATACAATCAAATACATCAATCTCTACTTATAAGATTCAATACACAACTATTAGTATTGCATCCACTAGTCAATTAAATGTTCTTGTTAATAAATCAACATCAACTTCATCAACAGTATCTGGTAATTTAGTATCAATAATTAATGGAACAAGAATTCAGCCGGCCAGCGCTAACATTGGGCAACTAGATGGATCAGTAACTGTAACTGCCAAAGAAATTCTCTATGCTTCATCAACAATTAGTATTCAATCTGCACTTACCGCTTCAGGTACTGAGGCTTTAGTTGCGAGTATCAATATAAATACTGATGGATCTATTCTCTGTAGCGCAACGCATATTAGACATATTAATCCTTCCATATCTCTATCTATCAATACAGATATAACAATACTTTCATTAAAGGCTAAATCTATTGAAGATGGTTGGACGGATTCATACTATTCAGTTACATTCCCAGGCAGAGGATATAGATTCTATGGTGTCGATGCTATAACTGATCTTGTTATCGTAAGAATATATGGTGAATCTGATGTTGTAACATCTGCTACAAGAATACACAATGCTCAAATATCAATTGACGCTAGCGTGAGCGTTACATGTTCTGCTGTTAAGAAACTCTTATCAATTCCAGCAACATCAAATATGACAGTAAAAGCCCAGGCTATTAAATTTGGCGAAAGCCAATTGGAAATAACATGTCAATTAAATATTCTCACAATAAAACTTGGAATTGTTGATGTTGATGAGATGTCTTCATCTGTTACGTCAACACAAGTTGCTAAAGAAATTCTATATGCAACAAGTTCTATTTCATCAACATCAGTAACTGTGATTGTTGGAAAAGAATATCAATTAGCAAAAATTAGCATAAATGCTCAACTTTCAATGTTAATTGCTGGTGCAACTAGATTTAGCTCATCAATAATAGAAGATACTCAGTCAATTAGAACATTACTCATTATTGATAATAAACCAATAACAGAGCATAATAGAAAAATATCAAGTACAATAATTCAATCATTTATTGAACAAAAAAATTGGGAATCTAGTAGAAGTCGATACTATAAACCTGACTCCGGTAGAAAATCCTTTTCAATTTCATGGAAAGAGGTTCCTAATTTGAGAAATGATACCGTAGACTTAAGATTTGGTAGAGATTTCATAACTGAAATAGGATCAGATCCTGATATTCATATACTAAAAGTCCTAAATACTGACTCAGATGGAGTAACGCCATATACAGAAACAGAGTATAATGTTATAGTAAAATCTTATTCTGAGTCTTTAGTTAGAAGAGATTTAGTTGGTGAATCATATCTATGGGACTGCAATCTGGAGTTAGAGGAAGTATAAATGTTAGAAGTCGATATATACGGAAAAGAATTAAGTAGTACATTTAATTCAAAACTTATATCACCAGCACAATCTATAAAACCAAAAATTTTAATAGATATGCTTGATAGTAGACATTCCTCTAATCTTTCAGTAACAACCAATAGTGCTCATTCTTCAACATCTATTGGTGATCTTGGGTATTATTTTACACCAAAGCAATCATCTAATGGATTTGAGAGGCAATCAGTAACATGGGGAGTTGCTGGGGCTTTGGATATTAACGGTAATGTAATTAGAGCAGATGGGACATGGTATGCAATGCCAAGTGATTTATCTGATAATTATGAATATGGATGGTGGTCTAATTCAAAATCCACATCATCGCTACACGGAACTTATAATGGATATTCTTTTGCATCTAATCCAACATTAACAGTAGAGTTTGATAGTAGAAAATGTAATTTGATAAGAATAACTACATCTGAATTCTACGGTCAAATAGATACATATACAATCGTAGTTCGAAGTCTAGATGCTGGGGTTCCAAATCCGCTGTTTACTGAGACATCAAGAATAGTAGATGGCTCTTATTATTTTGATCACTATTTACCTGAATCCCTAGGGCATGATTCAATTTATAGAATTGAAATTACTGTGTTGACAACTAAGCATCCTGAAGATTATGCAAGAATTCAAGAAGTAAATCCAATATATCAAGTTGATATATCTGATTATGTAACATCATATACTCTTAATAAAGTAAGAGATTTACATGAATCAAGTTTGCCAATAGCTGGTACGTCAGCAAGCGCTGTTAGTGTTGATATAGATAACACAAGTAAGAAATTTAATATTTTTAATAATAATTCTGATTTTGGACCCTACATGAAAAAAGATCTAAAAGTAAGAGTTACATCTGGATGGAAAATACAGAAATACGACGATTTATATGTAGATAAGGTATTAACTGCAAATCTATCAAATTCATCAAATACATTAGTTATATCAGATACATATGATCTCCCAGATGGTGGAGCTGGTGATCAATTTGTAATGGTAATAGATCCAGATGGTATAAATAGAGAAATTATTTTATGCGATACGAAAGATTCAACATATCAGATAACGGTATCTCAAAGAGGGTATGCTGGTTCAGTTGCTAGAAATCATTTAAATGGAACAACAGTTAGATTTGAAACCTATGAATATCCAGAATATTCTGAATATTATATTGATGACTGGAATGCAAGTTCTGACGGTATGAGAGTTGGTTTTAATGCATCAGATTGGTCTAGATTTTTTACTGAAAGATTAGTAACTAAGGGTTTCTTTTTAGAAAAAGCGACAGTGCCAGATGCTTGCGAGTCTCTGGTGCTATCTTCTAATTTTCCAAAAAGTAATTTTAAATCTTTAAATAGATATGATATTTCTGCTAAAAAAAATGGAGCAATATTACATTTTGATTTTAACGAATCAACAATTGATAGATCTGGAAATGTTATAACTGTTGCTGATGGTCTTAGATCAAGATTTTTTGCAATGCCAGAGGGACTGTTGAACAAAGTTAAAGACATGAGAGCTGATGCTCTAGATAGGGAGTTAAGTGATCTTGAAAAAGCGCTTGGTGAAACATCGTTCATATCTCCATCATATGTTGCAAATTCTGTTGATATATCAACTTCATCTCTTGCTCTTAATATAGGTGAATTATCTGGCTATCAATTTACATCTCAAGATGGTTCAATATATTCTGAATATTTTAATTGTGTTTTTGATGGATTTTATACGCCCACTGATACGGGATCTCAATATGTTATTATAGACATAGCAAATGGCGGTGTAAGAGTCTATTTAGATGATACATTAATATTAAATGAATGGAGACTACACCCAGTATCAACTGGTTCTTATATAACATTAGAGTCGGAAGAGTTAAATTTAACGCAAGGAAAGCCATATAAAATTAGAATTGAAGCATTTCATACAAGTGGTGATTTTGCCATTAAATTAAAATCAGCAGTTGGTATTTTAGCATCTGTTGATGTTTTACCAAAGCAAGTTAAAACAATAGCGGCAATAGATAGAATAGGCACAAAAGATCCAAGTTTTGAACCAGCATCTAGTGATCGAAATAAGAGAACAAATTACGCTTTATATCTTGGTGGCGGGGACATAGGTTTAACTGGCGGAATGACATCGATGCCAGAAAATAAATCCTGTCATTTGGGTAGTAGTAAATACATTAGACTGCCATATGATACATCATGGGATATGACAAGCAGTAATAGTCCGACATATACTGGTAATTTTAGTATAGAAATGTATATCAAGCCTACAGGTGCATATAGCGGTTCTGGTGAGTATATTAGTATGTGGGTAGATTCTGGAACTACATCTAATGGCTTTGAGTTCTTTTTTAATAGCACATCTCATGGATTTAAAATCAAAACATCTACAGGTGTTCTTCAATTATCAACAAATGGATCTCTATCAACTAGTGATTGGTCACATATAGTTGTTACATACAACTCTGTTACTGATCTATTATCCTACTATGTAAATGGCAGTCTGGTTGATTCAGATACCATTAATGGATATATAACATTATGGAATAATATTGATCTTACATTCGGTGGAAGATACTCGTATTATAATACATCCACAGATACAGAAGTTGCTCCATCTTCAATTAGAGATATTTACTTAGATGAATTTTTAATTTATAATAAATGTCTTACTGAAAATGATGTTGCAGATAGGTATACTGAAACTCAAATGCAAGAAGTTAATATATATCCGTTCCTTTATGGTGCGGAGGGGCAGATAAGGACAATAATTGACGAGATTACACTAGCAGATCTTGGCCGGCTGTATATTAATGAAAAAAATCAAGCAAGATATGACCACTACTATAGATTTTTTGAATCAACAATAGATCAGCATTCAAATGTTCAAACCACAATTAGCGATAGTAATCATATTATTAATGCTGATTATATTGTTCAACTTCAAACAAATAAAGTTGTAGTTAAGATTGCAGGCATATCTTCTAATCTTGTTGGAACGCAGTCACTATGGAGGGCACCTAGCCCGACGACATTGGCGGCAGTTGAGTTGTCGGCAAACATATTAGCTAATAGCACATCAATGTATGTCTCAACAACGACAGATCCTCCATTTTTAAAGTCTGGTTACATCATTATTGACGACGAAATTATAAAGTACTCAGATAAAACACCAAATCAATTTTTAAATCTTGAAAGGGGTTTATTTGGAACGACAGCTGCTTCTCATAATACTTCATCAAATGTTAGAGAAGTAAGATACTGGGACTTAAAGTATGAAAAAGCCCCGGCATTTCAAGTTAAGAATCCATTTATAACTGGAATTCTTTTTGAAGAGCCAGATGAAATTGATATTTTGAAATGGATACCTTCTGCATATGGCGCTGAGTTTATTATAGCAGCTAGCAACAATGTAACTCCAGGAACATTTGTTTTTGCAGAAGGTACAAATCCACTAACAGATGAAGTCGCATACACAGCTATTGCTGGAATACCAGTTGTTGTAACAGAGCAGAGCAGTCAGGTTAAGGAGCAAGTTGCAAATCTTGAAGATAATATAAGATTATACGGTCTAAAAGAAATTACAATAGAAAATAAATTTATCACAGACTATAATTATGGTCAAAGAATAGCAAACTTTATAATTGACAAGATGGGATAACCTGTGCCTATTTTAAACTTAACCACAATCCCAACACCTAAGATTGAAGTTGGTGATAAAATAAGAATAGCATCTCTAGATGCTTTTGATATTGTTAATGGAGACTATTGGGTTGTGAGTAAAAATTATCAATATAGTTCATCGCCATCACAATCGATGGTGCTAAGGAAGGTGGTGTAATGACTACAACTAGGACTGGGGCAATATCTGAAAGCGGCGTTGTGTTTTTTTCAGCAGGCGGTCACGACCATGATGGTCAAAACTCAACTATTATAAATACATCAAAATATTCAATATTTGATTTTAGTTTTGGGCTAGTTGGTACAAATCAAGATAGATTAAATACGCAAACAATAAATCAAAATGGCTTTAAAAACTATATAATACAAACTGTTAATGAGTCAGTATTAGAGCCTGCCGGTGTTATTCTACAAGATAATATTATTAACTCAAGAAATATTATTGCAGGATCAATCACATCTACTGAAATTGCCGCAAATACAATTACTGCAAATAACATTGCTTCTGGAACAATAACAGCAGATAAATTACAGGTTGGAGCAATTACTGCTGGCGCTGTTCAAATTGCTAATAATGGAATACCAAATGGTGATTACTGGAGTAATACTGGTGCATTTCTTTTGGGTGGTGCAAATGGTATTTCATTCTCTGGTGTTGCCAACTCTTCAATAACTATTGGATCAAATACAGTTATTACTGGTGCATTAGATATTGGTGGTCCAGACAATGCTTCGTTGCAAGTAAATACAGATGGTGCATTATGGATAGGTCACCGTACATTCGGATCAGCACCGTTTAGGGTTTATTCTAATGGAAGAACTGAGGTTGGGAATGGCGCTGTCACTATTGCAACAACTGGTATAGTAAATATTTCAAGTAATACAACAGTTGGTGGAAATTTAACTGTTAATGGAACTACACTAACATTGGGATCAATTAGTAGCGATACAACTGTTTCTGGAAATCTTACAGTTAATAATACTACA